GTTAGTGATTACCAAAGTCAACAAATCTTTGTCATTTTTCTCAAAAGTGTACGAACCTTCGGGATGAGCAGTAAGCAATTTTGCTTTTTTACTTTCCAAAGAAACCTGTTTGAACGTACGTAAATCTTCTTTTGTGAAATAATTCTTATTGAAGTCTCCCTTCATCACTTCGCTGGCTTTAAATAATCCACCGCCTGAAATGATTTTTTGTTCCTTCAGTTCCTTTGTCGTACCGAATACATAATAAACCGTATTTATCTCTTTTTCCTGAGACGAAATAGTGCTTTTCTGTTTCTCGGTCTCCTCAGAAAGAGTATTTACCTGACCGGCCAACTCCGACACGGCATTATCAAGCTCTTGTATACGCACATCGCGCTTTGCCAACTCTTCTTGCAAAGAAACAATCATGGCTGTTTTACTCTCGATCTCGGCATTCAATCGTTCCACTGTTTTCTGGAACTGGGACGACTGATACTTACTATTCTTCAACTGGCTTTGCAATTTCGCCAGCTTTTCCTTATTATCTTTCAATGTCTGGGCCACCAGTTGCATATCAGATTTCAAACGCTCCCGAGTAGTCATATCTACCTCTCCGGTTGCCGAGCTCTGCACGACCAGATAATTTTCAGCCTCTTTAATTTGCTTAAAACCATCTTCCACATCATTCATCAACTGCAACATTTCATCAAAATCGGCTTTGGTCTGAGCATTAAGCTGTACCAAAGAATCATTCTCTTGCCGGAGTTTTTCCACATCACCCGACTTGGAATTACAAGCCGTGAACATCATCGACACCATCACGGCAACTGATAAAAGAATCTGTTTAAAATTCAGAGAACTTATTTGGGTCGTCTTTTTCTTTATTCTTTTCCTTGCCCGGAATCCCGGCCACTACAATAACAATCTCTCCTTTGGGTTCGTGTATAGTAAAGTGAGCCGCAAGCTCCGACAAAGTATCTCTCACTGTCTCCTCATGTACCTTTGATATCTCACGACTGACCGAAGCTTCCCGGTCACCCCCGAAAACTTCAGCTAACTGGAGGAGAGTTTTCACCAGTCGGAAAGGAGACTCGTAAAATATCATAGTGCTCTTTTCACCGGCCAACTCAGCCAACCGCGTAGCCCGCCCCTTCGCCCCGGAGGAACAGGACACTCACCTCAAGGACGAGCTGTGTGAGCAGTCCAGCATGAGCGGCATTTTCATGTGGCTGGTGCGTGGGTATATCCACTACAAGGAACGTGGACTTGCAATGAGCGGTAGTCTGAAATCGGTTGTCACCAAGTACGAGCGTGATAATGACCTCGTATTGCAGTTCCTCGAGAACCGCTGTGAGCGTGTCCCGGAGGAAAGCTCGCCAACCGTTATCAAGGCGAAAGACCTGTACAACGCTTTCAAGATTTGGGCGAAGTCCGAGGGTGCTTATATCCTGTCGGCTCGTAAGTTCAATTCTGAAATGGAGCGTCACCCGGAGTGGTTCGACAGGAAATCGACCTCGAGTGGTTATGCAACCTATTGTGGTCTGAAATTGAAGGAGGTGCTGTAATGAGCAAATATCTCGAAACCCTTCCGCAGTATCACTTTGACAGAGACGATTTCTGTAAAGTGTTCGGAGAAGTTTTCACCGATGATGAAATCATTGACATTGATGTAATGTGTGGTTATCCACAGAACACCGAGAACTTCCTTCTCTATCGCTGGGAAGACGAGTTTTATATCATTCATCGTGACAGCGGCACGATTATCAACTGGTATAAGCATTTGGGACGAACCAACACCTGTAACAAGGAAGGATTCACCCTTGCTGATTTGAAGGAGCTTTTGCTTCTTCTCAAGGAAGACTTGAAGGAGGTCGAGGTATGAAACAATGGGAGTACGAAGCTCTCCAAGCCGCCCTCACTAAGAAATCCGAAAATAACCCCTATGGTCGTACTGGAAATTTCAAGCGTGAGGACGGTTATAAAGAAGGGATTCTTGCCGCAAAGAGTATTCTTCACAGCTTTTATCAGCGGCAGTCTCAAGGTAAGGAGGAATCATAATGCAGTTAGCAGAAAAACAGGAGTTGGTACGGCTCTTGAACCTGTACCAAGCTGACCTTCTCATGGACAACGATAACAATATCCGGGAAGCCGCAAAGCACCCGGAGAAGAAATGGGAAGGTACTTATAAAACTGGTGTGAAAGCCCAGTACGAATACGCTCGTGTCATTGCCGCAAAGCTGTCGGTAGAAATCGGCAAGTCGGTAAAATCTTACTACGAGCTGTAAAGGAGGACACTGTTATGAATATGGTTTGCAAATGCGGCGGCAAGGAGTTCTTCACCGAGGAACACGGCAATCAGACCGGGCTTTACTGCTCCGCTTGTGGTAAGTGGCAGAAATGGCTCAAGAAGGACGAGATACGACTTTTCAATCATAGTGCCAAGGTGGAGAACGCTTCTTTGCTGGAACGTCTCAAGGCTCGTATCGAGGAGAGCGCAATCAAGGTATCTACCGTCAAAGCTCCGCACACCTACATGAAAGCTGTCGGCACGAGGGAGCTTGAAAAGATTCTCGAGGAGGAGTTGGGGAATGAAGACACGAAATGACATACTTGCCGAATACGTCCGCAGTCGTTACCCCGAGATTGAGAAGACCTTCGACTTTGCCGCCTACTCTGCTGGTGTGGCTCTCAAAGAGTTCGGCAGATGTATCAAAGAAGCGTTCGGAGGTACTGATAAGGAGGTAGACGATGTTTGCGATTCAGAACATTAAGACCGGGAAGTTTTTGTATGGCACAGACTACCGATACCGTCCTCCTCACCAACGTACCAGCAACACGAAAATGCTCACTTACAGCTCTATCGCAGAAGCCGCACACGACTTTTGGGTTAAGAGGAAGTGCGGCAAAGATTACAGAATCGTTGTGCTGAAATCGGTTGAGGTTAAGCGAGTGATTGACTACTACGAGAGCAAAAACTTCATTTAACACAAAGCGGATAAGTATTTATCAAAAACGACATTTACCAAACTATCTGAAAAGGATTGAAAAACAATCTTTTCATAAGAACGAGTTATTCTTATTATTACAGTAGTTAAAGTAGCTGTTCTCAAGGTATTGCGTGTAACTTCCTCTATATAGAAAATTCCCTATATATAGAAGTTATACGCAAAAACCGATTTTCAACTACTTCTACTACTGCAATAAGAATAAGAAGAAAGGAGACTGAAATGGATATAGATAAGCTGTTAGCAGACAGTTCCGAGGAGACTGTTGCGACTAAGGAGACTGTTTCCAGCGAGGAGAATGTCGGAACGAAAGCCGTTGCGACTACTGGAAAGAAAGAAACGAAGCCTAAGAAGAAAGGTAAGCCCCGAGGAGGTAATAACTGGTTGAAGCCGGAAAACATCGCTCCGGGGCTTGAAGCTGGTGATAACACGAAGTTCCTCTCCGTCAATATGGCGTTGATGAATATGCCGGACATTGACATGGAGAATCCGTTGGAGGTGCAACAGCGACTTTCCGACTATTTTGCTTTGTATGCACAGTATGACATGAAACCTACGGTTGTGGGTATGGCGATTGCACTGAACGGACACAACAGACAGTGGCTTTATGCGGTTACACATGATGTTGCGACAGGAGGTTCGGGATATAAGACTGCGTTGCCGCCGGAGGTGGCGGTCGTAATAAAAAAGGCGTACTTTTTGCTCGAAAATTTGTGGGAAAACTATATGCAAAGTGGCAAGGTCAACCCGGTAGCTGGTATCTTCCTCGGCAAGAACAACTATGGCTACCAAGACAAGACCGAGTACGTTCTCACACCGAACCAGCAGAATGACAACGACTATTCCGCTGATGAAATCAGAGAACGCTACATCGCAAGCGACCAACAGAAGCGACTTTCAGCAAGCAACTCTGACGAGGACACGAGCGACTAACGACTTTCACCCACGCTCCGACTTTCCGACTATCAGCCGAGCGACTAACGACTTTCGACTATCGACTATGAAACTGCTCCGGGATTTCCCGGGGCTTTTTCTATGCAAAAATTCACGGAAATTTTCAGAAAATCAGCCGGACACGGCACTCACCTCTTTAATGCTTTAATGTAATAAAGCAAAACGTACCCCGGGCGGCTGTTTCGGGTTTCTTCCTATATAATACAATTTTCAATCTTCACAGGATAATTTTTTATCCGAAATGTATTGACATTCAATCTTATTTGTGTTAATGTCTAATCAGATTCAGACAAGAAACAACACAAATCGGATAATATAGGAGGGTTCACAATGAAACAGAGATTCACCAGCAAGCAAACCAGCATAAACAGCACAAAAGCCCCGGCGGTTTACAGTATGAAAAGAGCCGTTAAAGTTATGACCGGGAAAACGGTTGTTGACATCGGCGGCGGTCGGTTCGATACAGCCGCAGAAGCCGCCCGGGTTTACGGTGCGGCGGTCTCCATTTATGACCCATTCAATAGAACGCCGGAACATAACGCCGCAGTTCTCGCCGGGTCGTATGATGTGGCGGGGATTTCCAACGCGCTTTATGTTATTGACAGCGAAGCCGCCCCGGGGGG